CTGGAGTAACTCTAAATACAGAGTCTGGTCAAATCACAATGAACAACGCACAGCTTAATGCTGGTGTTGAGGTAACTTTTGCTGTTACAAATAGCAAAATCTCATCAACAGATGTTGTTGTTGCTTGTCATGGAAGCGGTGGAACTGCTGGTTCATATCTTGTAAACGCAAGTGAAATCGGTTCTGGTAGTTTCAAAATTACAGTTTCTAACGTATCTGCTGGAAACTTAAGTGAAGCTATTGTTATTAACTTTGTTGCTCTTAAAGGTGCATCAAGCTAATGGCTATGTACGCATTTAGGCGTATGAGGGAGAGAAATGAGGCTGCTCAAAAGGCAGCTTCACTCACTCAAACTCTAGAAAAGCCAAAACCAAAATCTAAGCCCAAAAAGGTAAAACTCAATGGCGATAACTCTTGATGCTACTGTTGGCGGTGCTAACGCAAACACTTATATAACTCTTGCTGATGCAAACTCTTTTATTGAAGGGCTAGTTTTAAGTGATGACACCGCAGCTTGGGATAACTCATCTACGGACAACAAAAATCGTGCGCTTTTTACAGCAGCCCAGAGAATTGACCGAGAAAAGTTTTTAGGAGCTAGAGTAGCCGATACTCAAGCTTTGGAGTGGCCAAGATCAGGAGTGAGGAAACCTGACACATACACTAACCTGTATGGTTTAAGCTTTCCAAATAGATTAGTTGCTGACTATTACCTTGATACTGAAATCCCAGACAGGGTAAAACACGCACAGGTCATTTTGGCTGTATATCTAAACAACAATAGGAACGGACTGGAACTAAGCGGCTTAGAAGATTTTGCTGCTGTAAGTATTGGAAATATAAATGTAACCCCTAGA